CAGCAGCAGAAGGAACACAAAATTTAAATACAACATTAACAGTAACAGATTTTAATGCAGGTGCAATATTAGATGTACAATTTACAGCTACTGCACAAACAACATTTATTACTTTAAATAATACAACTACAGCTACTAACTTAGATGTAGATTATGTAAGAGTATCTAGAGCAGATATTACGACTAGAAAATTAAGATATATATCTTATGATGATTACATGCAACGATTTAAAGAACAAGATTCACAAAATAATAGTGGTCACTATGGTATGCCACAATATGTATACAGAAAACCAGATTATACTTCATTTGGTTTAACTCCTATACCTGATAAAAATGATTATTTAATTAGCTATGAGTATTTTACAACTCATACAGATTTATCAGCCCATGGAGATACAATGGCATTACCAGATAGATTTGGTCCATTGATTGTAGATAGATCTAAATATTATACATATATGTTAAGATCAGATCCAGATCATGCAAATTTATCTAATAGAGATTACCAAAGAAAATTAAGTTTATTAAAAACTGATTATAGTTCTAAAGCAGATTATATGAAAGATACTAGAACATCTTCAGGTAACTCAAGATTATCAATAGTATAATATGCCAGATACTTCTTTATTAAAAAATTTTAATGCTACATGTGGTGGTGGTCTAGTATTAAACAAAGATGTTTACGATATGGCTCCAGGAGAAGCATTGCAATTAGTAAATTTTGAACCATCAACAGAAGGTGGTTATAGAAGATTAAACGGAACTACAAAATATAATTCAACAATAGTACCTCAAGTATCATCAGTTGCAGATAGAATACAAATGTCTGCTATATTTAATAGTAAAGTAATTGCAGCTAGAGGTGGTACAGTTTATTATGCTGGTACAAGTGGCTCATGGACATCACTTGGAACTAATAAAGGTGCAACACATACATATGATTTTGATAAATTTAATTTTAATGGTACAAGTAAAATTATAGTAGCAACAGGTGAAGCTTCAGCATTTACAATAGATTCAAGTTTTAATGTAGATGTTATAGACGGATCAACTGGAGGTACTGCACCTACTAATCCTAAATTTGTTAAAACATTTGCTAATCATGTATTTTATGGTGGTATGTCTAATTCTACTCATAGTGTATTATTTTCAGCACCATTTTCTGAAGATGAGCATAGAACAGCACAAGGTGCAGGTGAAATTAGAGTTGGTGATATTGTTACAGGTTTAAAAGTATTTAGAGATGAACTGTTTATATTTTGTCAAAGAAAAATTTATAAAGTAACTGGTACTACATCAACTAATTTTGGATTAGCAGAAGTTGCAAAAAACGTTGGTACAATAGCACATCATTCTATTCAAGAACTAGGTGGAGATTTAATATTTCTTTCAGCAGATGGTCTAAGAACAGTTGCAGGTACAGAAAGAATTGGTGATGTTGAACTTGGTACTATTTCAAAACAAGTACAACAAAGAATTAATGAGATTACATATGATAATGTTACAGCAACAGTTGTTAGAAACAAATCTCAATACAGATTATTTTATCCTAAAGATAGTGGATTAGAAGCTACTTCTAAAGGTTTATTAGCTGTAATTAAAACAAATCCAAATACAGGACAATTAGGATTTGAGTATGCAGATATAAAAGGATTAAGAGTTTCATCTTGTGATTCAGATTATGTTGATAATATAGAAACTATTGTTCATGGTGGATATGATGGTTATATATATTTACAAGAATCAGGAAATTTATTTACAACAGCTAGTACAACTGTAGCTATTGATGCTACTTATAGATCTCCAGACATGACAATGGGAGACGCAGGTATTAGAAAATCAATGGATAGAGTTAACTTAAATTGGCAACCTGAAGGAATAGTTAGTTCTAGTTTATTTGTAAGATATAATTATGATGATTTTAATACACCACAACCAGGTGTTATTAATCTAGCATCTTCAGGAAGTGGTGCATATTTTGGAGTAGGATTATTTGGTACGGCAGCTTATGGTCAGGGTGATTTACCTATTACAAGGGAATCAATAGAAGGATCAGGATTTGCAGTAGCATTAAAAATAACAGACACAAGTACAAATGCACCTTTTGCAATAAAAGGATTCCAATTAGAATTTACACCAGGGGGAAGAAGATAATGGGAGCAACATACACAAGGCAGAGTACATCAGCTATTGTTGATGGCGGAGTTATTGAGGCATCAGATATAAATGCAGAATTTAATCAGATACTTGCAGCATTTGCTGTAACTTCAGGTCATACACACGATGGTACTACTGCAGAAGGTGGACCAATTACAAAATTATTAGGTAATACAATCACTATTGGTGATGGTAGTGCAGGGACAGACATTGCTATAACTTTTGATGGTGAATCAAATGATGGTGTATTAACATGGATGGAAGATGAAGATTACTTTCAATTCTCAGATGATTTATTAGTAACAACTACAGAAAAATTACAGTTTAGAGATACTGCAATATATATTAATTCATCAGCAGATGGTCAATTAGATTTAGTTGCAGATACAGAAATACAAATAGCAGCTACTACAATTGATATTAATGGTGCTGTAGATGTATCAGGTACTTTAACATTAGATACTATTACTAATAATGCCACAGATATTACACTAGATTCTTCTGGAGATATTATATTAGATGCTGATGGTGCAGACATATTTTTAAAAGATGCTGGAACTACTTATGGTAGTTTAACTAATTCAAGTGGTAATTTAATTGTTAAATCAGGAACAACAACAGCTTTAACGTTTAGTGGTGCAGATGTTACAGTTGCTGGAGATCTTACAGTATCTGGTGATGATATTACTATGGGTACTAATACTGCAGGTCATTTATTAATTGCAGATGGTACAAACTTTAATTCAGTAGCAGTAGGTTCATTATCAGAGATATCTTCAATAGCTAGTGATGATGTATTTTTAGCAGTAGATACTTCAGGTGGTGGTCTTAAAAAAGTTTCAAGATCAACTGTTGTATCAGGACTTGCTACATCAAGTGCAATATCAAATGTATCAGAAGATACTACACCACAGTTAGGCGGTAATCTTGATGTAAATGGTAATGATATTGTTACTACTTCTAATGCAGATATAGAATTAGCACCAAATGGTACTGGTAAAGTTGTAATAAAAGGTAATACTAATCAAGGTAAAATTGTATTAAATTGTGAGGCTAATTCGCATGGACAGACAATTATTGCTGCACCACACTCAGAAAGTGCTAATAATGTTTTAACATTGCCTAGTACAGGCGGTGACTCTAGATTAGTTTCAGCAACTTCAACTGCTACACTTACAAATAAAACTTTAACTACACCAGTTATAGCAGAGATAGATTCAGGATCTAGTATTACATTAGATGCAACTACAGATATAGTTCTAGATGCAGGCGGGGCAGATGTCATTCTTAAGGATGATGGTACTACTTTTGGTAGTCTAACAAATTCAAGCGGAGAACTAGTAATTAAATCAGGTTCTACGCCTACTACAGCTATGACGTTTAATGGTGCTAATGTAACTTTTGCAGGAACAGTAACTATTGGATCTGCAGGTATATCAGAAGCAGAATTAGAAATATTAGATGGTGCGACAGTTACTACAACTGAGTTAAATATAATAGATGGGGATACATCAGCTAGTTCTACTACTTTAGTAGATGCTGATAGAATTGTAACAAATGATAATGGTACTATGAAACAGGTAGCATTAACAGATGTTAAAACATATTTAAGTAGTGCAGGATTTGCAACAGATGATCCAACAGCTCTAGCCATTGCCCTTGGCTAAATAATAATCATTGACTTTTTTAAAAATAACGATATAATATATATATATAAGTAAATAGGAGAAAATAAGAAATGGCAAATACTTTTAAGACAGTTACTTTTGCAGCAGAACCAGCAAGTGCTGGTACAGCTTACAAAATGTATACTTGCCCATCTAGTACAACGACAGTAGTTCTTGGATTAGTTCTTGCTAACATACATACAACAGCAGTTACTGCTGAGGTAGAACTTGTTAGTGATACAGCTAATAGAGGTGGTGCTAATAATGTGGCTAATGGTACATCATTTTTAATAAAAGATGTAAGCATTCCTCAAGGATCCAGTTTAGAAATTTTATCTGGGTCTAAAGTTGTAATGGAAGCAACAGACGAATTAAAAATAGATTGTTCAGTAGCTGATAAATTATCAGGTACTCTTTCTATAATGGAAATTACATAGGATTAATTAATGGCATATATTGGAAATACCCCTGCAGAAAACTACGCAAGTTTCTTAACACAAACTTTTTCAGTTACAGCTACAGCTAGTTATACTTTATCTCATGCTGTAAGTAATGAGAATGATATAAGACTTGTAATTAATAATGTAGTTCAGCAACCTGGAAGTGGCAAGGCATATACTGCTAGTGGCACAACTTTAACGTTAAGTGAAGCAACTCAAGTTGGTGATGTGATGTATTGTGTTTATCTTGGTAGAGCTTTACAAACTGTAAATCCACCAAATAATTCTGTAGGCACAAATCAATTAGTAGATGGTGCTGTAACAACTGCAAAAATTGTCAATGACGCAGTAACAGAAACTAAATTAAGTGCGTTAGCTAATCCTTTTGCTTCACAACTACTTCATGTAAGAGATGAGAAAGCAATTGATTCAAATGGTGGTAACCCAACTGCAGGAATTAATACAAGAGATTTAAACACAATCAAAACAAACGAAATTACAGGTGCAAGTGTATCATCAAATGAAATTACTTTACCTGCAGGAACTTATTATTTAGATGCTTCTTCACCTGCTTACAAAGCAACTAGGCATCATGCTTATTTATATAATACTACCGACAGTGCAACTACTATTACAGGCACTGCTGAATACAACCATTCTTCTTATTCAGTATTAACTAGGTCTTTTATTATTGGAAGATTTACAATTTCTTCTCAAAAAGTTTTTACTTTAAGACATTATATTCAAAGTTCTAATACTGCAGGATTAGGATTAAGTAGTTATTATGTATCAGGAAATACATCAAATTATGCAGATGTTAAAATATGGAGAACAGCATAATGAAATACGCATTAATAGAAAACAATGTAGTCAAAGTAATATCTTATCAACCAACAGAAGGTTTCGTTGAAGTATCAGATAATGTGTTCGCTGACATGGTTAAAAAAGAAGATGGAACATTTGATTATACAGATGAGTTTAAAGCTGAACACACAGGAGATTTAGAATAATGGCAATATCAAAAATACCAAGTGCAGGTTTTCAAGACAATGTTAAGTTCAGAAACCTCATTATCAATGGTGGAATGGACATAGCACAAAGAGGAACTTCATTTAGTAGTCAAACTGCTGAACATTTTGTAGTTGATAGATTTAAAATGTTTGTAAATGGTGCTATGGGTACTTGGACAACATCACAATCAACAACAGTACCAACTGGTCAAGGTTTTGTAAATTCATTAAAAATGGATTGTACTACTGCTGATGCTTCTCCTGCATCAACTGATATTTTATCAGTACAACAAAGATTTGAAGGTCAAAATTTACAATATCTTAAAAAAGGTACTTCAAGTGCTGAAAGTTTAACAGCTTCATTTTGGGTAAGGTCAAATAAAACTGGAACTTATATTGCTGAACTAGAAGATAGAGATAATACTAGATATGTTTCTCAATCATATACAATTTCATCTGCTGACACTTGGGAAAAGAAAACAGTTACATTTCCTGCAGATACATCTGGTGCATTTACTAATGATAATGGAGAAAGTTTAAGATTAAATTTTTGGTTAGGTGGTGGAGCAACTTGGACATCTGGCACACTTGGAACTACTTGGCATACAACATCTGCAAACAGAGCAGTAGGTCAAGTCAACCTTGCAGATAGCACAGATAACGAATGGTATGTTACAGGCGTACAATTAGAAGCTGGAACTGCATCTGATTTTGAGTTCTTGCCGACAGGAGTTATGGAAAGTTTATGTGAAAGATATTATTCTAAAACTTCAACATCTATGGGTGGTTATGTTA